ATGGAAAAATTTTTATTTTATTTTCTTTTTCCTGTAAAATAATTTTTATATCTTTATATATTTTATTATAGTTTAATAGCAAGCCATATCAATAGCCATAGCAACGCGAACACTGGGTTAATAACCAACAGCAACAGCAACAATGCTATACTTGGACTGATGAACAACATAATAATAAATAATAATAATATAATCATTCGCTTCTCCCTTATCGTATAGAGCAGTAGGGAATCGAACCCTACACCACGTCAGTACACCTTATTACTCTAACCAGCTGTCTTGTATAGTTGTGCCAAGCTTAGCACTTCTTCTATGGACTATACACCACTAACACAACAAAGGGAGTCGCACCCTCATCTTCTCTTTGCAGAGCTGTAATACTATTATACTATGCTGTGTTATTATATGCTTTCAGCCTTCTATGACGTACTAACATATAATAAATAAAGGAGAACACGAACAGTAGGAATCGAACCCACGTTTACAGGTTTGGAATCTGTAGCATTACCACTATACTATGCTCGTAATATGCAAAGGGCTGTTAGTTGGCGACACTCATTTAACTAAGGCATTCCCTTCACCTTGCACCCTATGCTTGGCTGTTAACTCTATAACATTTAAGCACCCTCAATCAGCGCACCTACTATTTTAATTCAATACGTTTAATATTCCAGCCACTACCAATAAGATAGACGTAAATATACTTAGCATAATAGCTAGATAGTCATGGCGATAATACCACTCTTTAAAGTTGGTAACTGAACCTACACCATATAAAATGCCTAGAATAACCAAGGCAATATTAATTACAATCATTGTTTATTCTCCTGACTTTCTACATATAGCAAGATACAGAACGCGTCCGCCATATCATCATTGATTTTATCTTTAGGAACTATATTATGGCTTTCTAAAATTTCAATGCTTTGTTCTTTTCTTAATTTGCTTTTACCTTTAATAAGATGATACCCACACCATTTACTGTTTGGAATATCAACATAACCAATATTATGACGGTTACGCATAACTCCTAAGAATGAACCGTTAGCTCTAATCAATGAGATGTTTCCCTTAGACTTGAACGTGATAATAGGTTCTTCAATATAAATGAAGTAGTCAAACAAGTTATAATGCTCAATAATTTCTGTTATACCGTCAGCAATTATCTTTGCACGTTCCAAAGGGTCTTTGCTTTTACCACCAGCTATTGAACCGACTACATACTCATTTGTCAAAGGGTTACGAAACGCATAACCAGTATTAGAAGTGCTAAAGTCAATCGCTAAGGCTTTGCTCATAAATCAGAACTCACTTCAATATAAAGCTCTTTAGTAATTTCTCCAATATCAAATAAGTGTTTAACATAATGTTCATATTCAATCGGAGTCAATACTTCTTTTTGTGCTAAAATATGTTCTTTATTCATTTCTTTATTCTCCCTTAAAAATTAAAGCTGTATCAAGATTAATCAAACCACATTCCACAGCGTTAAGTAAGAACTCGTTAAAGTCAACCATTGACAATGTTTCTTGCTTAAATAATAGCTGTTCTTCTGTCATTTGCTTTCCTCTCTCAACTTGATATACTTATTATATCAAATGCACTTTTTGGAGTAGTGTTATCCTCTGTTATGTAAGCTATGATTGACTTTGTAGGCATTTTATGTTATACTCTTTATAGGAGGTAACTATGGCTAGAGATAAATATTTGATGTACTTACGACAGCAGGAATACAAGAAACGTATTAAAATTAAAGTAGTTAATACAAGAGCTAGAATGAACAGAGAATACATGAATCAACCAGAAGTAGACAAGGAAACATTAGAACTATGGAATAGTCAGCCAGCAATACATTTTGATTTAGGGGAAAATAAATAAATTATATTAAAAAAAATAATTGCCACCTTAGTGGCTTTTGTTTTACGCTTAACCGCAATTTGACTAGAAGTGGCAGAACGTAAGCGCATTGGGTGTCCTGTTTGTAAAGTATGGTATCAGTAAGCACAATTAGCTTATTGTTTGTAAGATTTCTAAAGGAATTCCGGAGTGTTTGATAATCTTTTTATCTTGTGAAAGGTTTAACTAAATATTTTAAGAAAGTAAGAGCAAAGCCCATTGTATAGCGATTTGTAATTTGTAACATACTTTTATTATTTCAGTAAAATAATGTATAAAATGCTTGTAAACAGCGTGGTTGTCAATAAAATAAGCATAAAAATCTTTGTGAACCTTGTGAAACTAAAAAAAAGGTATGTTATAATATAATAGATAGGAGAACAAATGGAAGATAAAGAATTTTTGATTAAAAAAGTAGAAATATTAGAATCAGCAATCAAACAAATAGCAGTGATCCAATATGAACTAGATAAAAAGCTAGGAGAATTAGAGGGTTTAGAGTAATTTACATAACACATGATAACGCAAAGTGTAAAATGCAATATGTTAAAATATAAGTATCTAATAGTTGACAAATGAAAATGTCTATGTTATACTTATCTAAGTTAATTAAATAGTTAGTTACTAAATGACTTGTAACTAATGTAAATAGAGAATTCAATATTGAATAAAGTTGAACATATCGAAAGTCATTTATAATCTTACGCTTGAGGGTCAGGATAGTTGCTTAAAACCTCGACTCAATTGAAAATGTGATTACTTTACAAACAGCCTAGAGCGTAGCATGAAATAAAAGATTATGAGTTCCATGAGTGTCGTGAACAGAAACACTCCGTGACGCGTAGAAGTCTGACAGAGTTATTTATAGAAAAGTTTTGAAATTAAGTAGTCTTTTCTTTTAACTTGCTGGGATTATACGACACGTTAGGGGCTAGGGGCTATCTAAAAAAGTAGCACAGAATAGAATTTAATATTTGATAAAGGAGAAAATATGAAAAACTTTAACACAACTCAATCATTAGAAGAGGCGATCGAAACAGCTGATGAAATCGAACGTAAACTTAAAGAATGTGATTTAAAAAGCATGACAGACGAAGAAGCCTTGAAAGAAGTTGCTGATTTAGCTAATGAAATTGATTTATCTTGGTTCAAATAATATCTAAGATTTGATAAATATAAAATAAATTGATAAAAGAGATAATTATGATTCACTTCTGGGAGATTTACACACAGATTACTTGAATTTTATGGCTCAAAAACAAATAACAGTGATTTATGATGATGAAAACGGAGAAAATAGATGAGTTATACAACAAAACACAAACCTTACAAACTGAAAAGCATTAAATGTAGTGGTTGTGGCTGGTCAATATCACACTGCATGGACTTAAAAAAAGAACAACTTAGAATAAAAAGTTTAAAAAAAGAAGTTGTAAAAGAATATATCCATGTAGACAACCCTAAATGCAAACATTGCATTGAATTAGAAAAAAGAGAAACAAATGTATTAAGTGTCAGCAAATTAGAAAAGCAAGTGCTGTAAATGCAAACAAAAAGCTAGTGATGAAAGAAATAAATGGAATTAAGGCTTGACTTTTCAAGTCTTTTTTGCTATTATATACTAAAGGAGAAATAAAAAGTGACCAATATATTTGAAAAAGTACAGACAGCCAAGCACTTAAAAGAGCGAGAAGACTTAATAAATTTAAAAGATGATTGGCTTATTGATACATTAATGCCAAGTTCACAAGCTGGAATACTTGTAGCTCCGTTTAAGTCGTTTAAAAGCTCTCTAGCAATGCATATGGCTTTAATGGTGTCGCAAGGGTTACCTTTTTTTGGTTATGACACAAAGCGTAGTAAGACACTATACATAGATAATGAAGATACTGACAGAGAGTTAAACAAAAGGCTTAGAAATAAAGATACTGCACCAGAAGACTTACATTTTTTGACTGGTGGAGAGTTTATGCTTGATGATTCCCACCACATGAATTTATTATATAAGTATATCAAAGAGAATGACATCAAATTCGTTATATTGGATAATTTAATGACAATGTTGCGAAATGGAGATATAATTTATAGTAAAGACTTTGAACCAATGCTTAGAAGAATTACACGCTTGAAGTTGCTTTTCCAAGACGTTACTTTCTTGTTAGTAGCTCATGCAAACAAATCAGCTTATGCAAACTCAATGGACGATAAAGCCTATATGGTAAAGCCTAGCGATGCCTTGGGTGGTTCTACTCTTACAGCTTGGGCGGAGTTTATGTTAATGTTAAGCCCTAAACGTGGCAAGCATAACGACTTCTCTAAGTTGTCAGTCAAAGCGCGTGGATATCAGTTTGATGATGATTTAAACTTTTCTTACGTTGATTCAGTATTTACTTGTGTTAATAAATCGAAAAAAGAACCTGATAGCGAACTAGTGGAAAAAGTAAAGGTTGAAACTCCAATCGAAACGACGAAAGAATCGGCACAGGCTTTCTTAGACTTAGCAAAAGGACAAGGTAAAGTAATAGAAAATGATTAATTACGAAAACAAAGCTATTAATTTACATGCAGAAGTTGAAACTCCAATCGAAACGACGAAAGAATCGGCACAGGCTTTCTTAGACTTAGCAAAAGGACAAGGTAAAGTAATAGAAAATGATTAATTACGAAAACAAAGCTATTAATTTACATGCAGAAGTGTACGGTTGGCTATATCGTGCATTAGATGAAGTGATAAAAGCAGAATGGCACAATGATGAACTTTTCAAAGTATGGCTTGGACGTGCTGAATTTCTAGTCAGACAGTCAAAAAAATTGCATACAGCTTGCGAAAATGATTATTCTAAGCGTGCATTGATTAAAGCATTACAATTAAAAGTAGAAATAAATGAAAAAATATCATCTAATACTTTACAATAGTAAATAATTTTGATATAATAGTATATATAGAAATAAAGGAGAACTAATGATAACATCTTTTAAAGAACTAGCTGAAAGGCGATTGATAACTCTTAATTATCACAAAAAGGATAGTCAGCAGTACATCAACAGCTTAAATTACTTTGAATATGCTAGAATGTACTTTGAAAAAAATGGCTTTCCTGATGATAACAGACGAGTTTATCAAAGTGGCAAGCGAAAAGGTCAAAAGGTTGGCTGGTCTGATAAAGAGGAAAAACAGCAAAAAGAAGATATTAGAAAGTTCATTTATGAAAAGCAACTACAAAAGTTTAAAAGCAAGAGAAAAAGCTAGTAAACATTATGCTAGAGGCGTCAGAAAGCTGTCTAAAGAGCTTGAAGAAATGAACGAGATAAAGTATAGGGTAGAACCTAACGAGTGCCTGTATGGCTTAATAAATGACTTGTGGAACTATTGGGGTGAAGGTTATATTCTACAAATGCTCAAATATAATATTGAAATTACAAGACAAGGCGATGTATTCATTGTAGAAAGAGGAGTAAATGGAAACAATTAATATTAAATTTGATGAAAAACAGCTTGAAGAAGTTGTGAAAAAAGTTACTGAAAAACTTAAAAAAGAGAAAGATAACTTTTATGAGCTTTCAGATACAGCACAGGAAAAAGTGTCAGTAATGTATTTAGAATTTAATGAAGCAAATCATGCAAGCGAGAAAGGTAAACTTTACTTTGGGCATGCTTTTCATACTTTGTCAAAAAACTATGCTTCGGAGTTTTATTTATCTAGTGAATCTGATTTGATAAAAGCCTTAGAGCTTAAAAGCCAAGGCTGGAAAGAAGAGGTTGTCGAATGAGCGTATTTGAAACTTTTGTTAAAATTGATGGTTTTGAAAAATATGAAGTATCTAATCTAGGCAAAGTTAGAAATATAAAAAGCGGAAGAATACTTAAACCTTATATTGATAAAGACGGATATTTAAAACATCATTTATCTGAACATAATAAACAGAAGCATCTATTTTTGCATAGAATTATAGCAATTGCTTTTATAGACAACCCTGAAGAAAAACTTTGTGTAAATCATATTGATGAAAATAAGTTAAATAATGATTTAAGTAACCTTGAATGGTGTACTGTAAGAGAAAACAACATACATGGCACTAGAACAAAAAGGGCTGCTGAAAAACTATCCAAAAAAGTTATTCAATTAGACTTAAATGACAATGTATTAAATGAATTTGAATCAATGAAACAAGCAGAACGAGAAACAGGGGTTTTCGCAAGTCATATAGGTGCATCTTGTAACGGAAAAAGAAAAAGTGCAGGTGGTTATAAGTGGAGGAAAAAATGAGCGTATTTGAACAACTTAATGCAATTAATGTAAATAGTAAAGTCGAACAAAAAAAGACAGGTAAAACTTCTCTAAGTTATCTATCTTGGTCTTGGGCTTGGGCTGAATTTAAAAAAGTTTGTCCTACTGCTACTTACGAGATTAAAAAATTTGATGACGGTAAAGGGAAATTAGTTCCTTATTTATATGATAATTCTTTAGGCATTATGGTATTTACTTCTGTTACAGTTGATGATATTACACATGAAATGTGGCTTCCTGTAATGGACGGAGCTAACAAGGCAATGAAGTTTGATTCTTATACTTATAAGACTAAGTTCGGAGAAAAAACAGTTGAACCAGCTTCAATGTTTGATGTAAATAAAACTATTATGCGTTGTTTAGTTAAAAACTTAGCTATGTTTGGACTTGGTTTATACATATATTCTGGCGAAGACCTCCCCGACTTGACAGAAGAGCAGAAAGAACTTGAAGCTGAAAAGCAACGACTTAGAGAGATCCAGCCAGCACTAAATAGAGCTGAAGAACTTGGATATCCTAATATGGAACTACTTAAAGCAAAGACAAAAAAAGAAATCTTTGACATCATGACAACTTGGAAAGCAACAGAGGGAAAATAAAAAATGGCAATCATTACAGTTACAGCACAAGCGAACGAAAAAAATACACGTACAGTAAGCACAGCAAAAGGCGACAAGAAAATCATTTCAGTGCCATTGTTTGAAAAAGAAAAAGGTTCTAGCGTAAAAGTTGCATATGGTTCAGCGTTCTTGCCTGACTTCATTCAATTAGGCGACACAGTAACGGTCAGCGGTCGTGTACAAGCTAAAGAATCAGGCGAATACGTGAACTACAACTTTGTTTTCCCTACAGTTGAAAAAGTATTTATCTCTAATGATAATGGAAAGCAAACACAAGCTAAGCAAGATTTATTTGGCGGTTCTGAACCAATTGAAGTTAACACGGAAGATTTACCTTTCTAGAAAGTTGGTTTCATGTACACAGCAGAAGAGAGAGAGCAAATTATCGACATCGTGGATAAAATGAGCTTATTAAGACAAGACTTTGACGGAGCTTTCACTTGGATCAAGGAAAACGTATCAATGCCATTTGACTTTGACGGAGAACAGCAATTCATATCAGACTTGAAGCAGTTAGTTAAAATTAACGCTTTAAAGTTTGGTAAAATATATGAGGGAGTATTAAATTGACAACATTAAGAGAGCTACACAAAAAACTTAAAATCAAACAAACGCTTGATAACTACGTAAGAAACACAAATAAGAAATACAAGTATAACTTTGTCCCTGATGAAATTCTTGGCGAGGGAATGGCTAAACTAATCGAGCTTAACACGCAAGGAAAACTTGGACGACATGCACAGCAGATTGCTTATATCAACCATAACTTGAGCTTACAGCGACAAAAGGAACAACTGGAACAAGCTAACGAACGACTTGCTAAACGTGCTGAGAAGGCCCAAAAATTGCTTGATACGGAACTTCTGAAAGATAGCTACATCGAAACACTAGAAATGTTTAGTAAGTTTAATTCTAAATTTGGACTGGTTGACTTTATTGATGACTACCAAACATCACATAAAAAAGTATTTGAGTTTATGGAAAAGAACGGAGTAAAACAAGCTAAATGGCTACGTCCTGAAGGAGTTGACGCTTGGTTCAAAGAACGCATTATTTGGTTCAAGAATAAATTGAAAGAAAAATAATTAAGAATAAAAACTTTAGGCTTGACAGCTTAGAGTTTTTTTGCTATAATCAATATATAAAGTTAAGAAAGAGAGAAACAACAATGAGCGAAAACATTAGAACAGCTAAATTACTTTTAGCAGAATTCAAAAACGACCTTACAAGAGAACAATACGAAAGCTATCAATTAATGATTGAAGCACTTGAAGAATTAAGAAAAATTGAGAAAACAGACAAATAAAAAATTATTAAATAAAGGCTTTAGGCTTGACAGCTTAGAGTTTTTTTATTATACTTAATACATCGAGTTAAAGAAAGATGAAAAAAATAATGGAAGTAGTAAGATATAAAGAAAAGTATTTAGTTAGTGATAAAGGAGATGTATATGAAGAAAACAAAAAGTATACAAGAAAGAAAAAACAAACAACCGACACATATGGGTATAAAGTAACATCTATTAATGGGAAACAAGAAAAAGTTCATAGAATAGTAATGGAGGCTTTTGAGGGTAAGTCTGATTTAACTGTTGACCATTTAAATATGAACAAACAAGATAATAGACTAGAAAATCTCGAATACGTAACTGCTGAAGAAAATAAAAAACGAGCTTGGGGTATTAAAGTAAAATGGAATAATAAAACTTTTAGAAGTTTTTATGATTTAGCTAGATATACTAATGTCACTTTAGACGCTCCATCTATAATTTATAATGGAGGTTATAAACTAAAAGGGCATAAAATAGAGGTAATAAAATGATTTTAATGCAATGCGTAACCTGTGGGTCTTCAAATTTCACTAATGGTAAATGTGATTATTGTAGAAACCAGTACGAAGTAGATGAAGAAAAAATATTTTACGATAATTTAAAAGAAGATGATTCATCATTAGATGAAGATATAACTTTTGAAGATACTAAAATAGGTAAATTAATACTTAAAATCATGATTTATACTTTAGTATCTATTATTTGGTTTGCGGTAACTGTATTTATTCCACCACTATTTATAATAACAATTATTTTATTAGTGGTTTATGGCATTTATCGCTTGATAATTAAAAGAAAATAGCTTATAATAAGGTATAGAATAAACTAGAAAGGTAACAATGGAAAGAAAATACTTTAACGACAAAAGATATTGCCATTGCTTCGATATACCAACGAGTGATGGCTTGGGAGTTTGCAAAGGTTGCAGAGGGTATACAAATATCTGTTATAGTTGCGATCGCTGTTTACATTGCTGGTATACAATGCAGGTTGAACTGTTTACCGAATATGATGAACCTAAGTTGCTGGCACTTATAGAAAAATGGAATAAATTATATCAAACTAGAAAGACAAAGAACAGTTAATGTTTGACAAATTAAAAGCAATTTGATAGAATGTAATTATGAAAGAGGTGCAGAGATGACAACCGAAGAAATAGTGCAAAACTATCAAGTGAAATTGTTAAAGATTATATTTAAAGAGATTGATAGCCTGATGAAGAAAAAAGAAAAGGCTGATATCAACGCACAAAAGCTTGCTGAAAATGGGTACTCTGTGAGAACGTCAGCACATTGGAAGTCATTAGGAAATGCAGAGTTTTATATTAAAGAGATGTACCAAAAGTTGAATGCTTTAGCTGAAATTGATAGACTATTCCATTGGTCAAGTCGTTTACATCAAGAACAATTACAATTTGTAAGCAAGTACCCTAAAGTAATGGAAAAATACAGACAATCAAATTAAGGAGAACAAAATGAAAGATACAGTAAAAACTTTAATGATAGTTGCAGGTGTTGCCTTTACACTTATCGCTATCACTTGGGTAGGTATGCTTGCAACGTTGCTTATTGCATGGCTTGGAGGTAACATCTAAATGAATTTTAAAGAAAATAAGCACTATGCTAATAAATACGGTGTAGAACTTAACGAATACTTGAAACATAATTTTAACTACGAAGAGCTTGTGGGTTGGTATACGATGCAGGTATTGAAGTATCTAGTAAGAGCTGGCAAGAAAGAGGGTGAAAGCTACGACAAAGACCATAATAAGGCTTTAGACTATGCCAAAGAACTTGCTAACTTAAGTAATGATAATGAGCTTACAGAGTACACTACTGACGATATTATGGGCTTTATACAAGAACTAGCTGATGATTTTGAATGCTGGGAAGGAATAAAATAATTAAAATTAGTTTATGCTTGACGGTATGAACTTTTTTTTGATATCATAGTATTATAGAAACAAAGGAGATACAAATGGAAAAATACAATGTTAAGCTGATGAACAACAAAAAAGGATATTTAAACTCTTTTAAAAACGAACTAGGGGAAAAGTTTATCTTCCTAGGGATTAAAGAAGAAAGAAATAACTTTAAATCAGAGTTCACTAAAGAAGAAATTAAAGCAATTGATGAAAGATACTTGGAATTTATTGAAGATATCTAGAGTTAATGTTTGACAAAGTAAAAGTAATTTGATATCATAGTTTTATAGAAAAGGAGGTTAAATGACGGAAATGCAAAAAGCTATAAAGGTAGTAGCTTATAACCCTATGACGGAAGAAGAACTACACTTTAGCTGTAAGGCTCAATGTGCTAAGTATTTCGGACTTAAAGCTAATACAGTCATCAGGTGGCTTGACAACGGTAGACCTGTAATTGAACTGCTGATAGACCTAGATAGAAATCAAGTGGAAATTGAAAAGCAAAGTAAGCTAAATGGCTTTGAATTATTTACGATTAAGGAGTGGTTAGACTATGTGTAAAAAACGCAAATACACAAAAATGGGCGCTTTATATTCAATAGCAAATGCACAGCATAATAAAAAGAAAGCTGGTAAGATACCAGTTAGAGCTTATTACTGTAAGTGGTGCAATTTATATCACTTATCAAGTCAGCAAAGACTAAATATAAAGACAGGAGTAATTGGATAGTGAAAGATGAATTCACATACTACACAGTATCTTGGATATTGGAAAAAGAAATTAAAACACGTAAGTTTTATGATAAAAAAGAGGCTTTAAAATGGAACGAATTACTTCCAGAAGAACAAAGACAAGAAGTTAAAAAGCATACAGAAATAATTGAGATTATAGCATAATGACAAACGAAGAAGTATATGAAAGAATTACTAGAGTTTTAGAAGAGCAAGGCGGCGGAATGAACCAGCTTGAGTTAAAAATTAAAGCTGAAACAGGTAAATATCCTAACCTAAGAATAACTAAAGAACGTTTAAGTTTACCGAATACCGTAGCATTCCCTTATCTTACTATGTTTTTCAATGACGATGAAATGCACGAGCTTACACTTAAAAAGATGAATAATTCAAGAACAGACGGAGAGGCCATGGACTTGCTAGATGAGTTATTATATAGCCTAAAGCCAAGTAAAGAGCATCTATACAAACAAAGGTTGAAGCGTAGAATGCAAAGGGAGGCAATGAGATAATATTATACGAATACACAAGGAAGATTAATACTTCAAAACGTCCACGATCAATAGCTAGAAAGATTGCGAATGACTTGAACAAGAAAGACCCTTTTAATAATTATCTAGTCAGCTTTGAGCTTGGTTCTAAACGGTATATTATTGAAAAACTTGAAATTAGAGGAATGAATAAATGAAACGTTACTTTATAGAAGAAGATGACAATGGCAAAGAGATTAAGCGAAAACTTACAACTTTCGCTAACGATGATTTAACACAGCTTTCAGATGATGAACTAGAAACATTATATTATGAATCATCTGCTCAATTTTTAGCTAAAGCAATGCACTTTATGAAGATCGAGAACGAACTATTTTCAAGAAAGAATGTAATCGTAAGTGATGAAATTCTAATAAATACCGGCAATAATATTATTGAAGCAATTATTCAGGTAAGCAATTGAAGCGCAATTATCTTTATTTTAACAGATGATACAACTAGAAGTATAGCGTTGATTTAATTCGCTCATAAAAGAGCGGACAAGGGCTTTAATGATATTGTGGCACAATTATATGACCAAGAGTTTAAAATGCAAGAGAAAGCAAAATATGAGCATATAAGACAAGCTAAGGAGAAAGCACTTGAAGAACAACGAATTAGTGAAGAAAATTAAATATAAAGAAATATAAAAACAGCTATAAAGCTGTCTTTTTTTTATTTGTTTGGAGCCATTTCGACTTTGATGTTATTAGCTTGTAGGAAGCGTAAGTGCCAAGGAGCACCCTCATTCCAAACGTAATGTTTAAGGTCTTTCCCTGTCGTATCTTTATAAATTTGTTTAACGATAGTCCATTGGTCGGCATTAGTGAAGCCAATTACTTTTGTTCCATTGAAGTATGATACTCCGCCAGCTGGTTTTCCGTCTTTTGTATTAACTTGATATGTAAATTTCATTAAATCATCGTCCTCTAATTCTGTATTTGTTTGTGTATTGTTTACTATTGCGCTAGTTTGCCCTGTAAGGCGCTTATTTAGTTCTGCGATAAAGTATGAGCGACAGCTTTCTACCGTGCCACCATGTGCCTCTACGGAACGTCTAGGGCATGAAGTAGATGATAACTCTTGATGTAACTTCACGGTATCATGATTAGGAGTTAGTCCCCATTGTTTCATGTACTTAGCAACGTCATCTAGTACCGCTTGCTCATTTCTTAAGAACTGGTTTAAATCGCCCTCTGATTGGCATACTTCCCAACTGGCATAATTTGCATTACCGTATGAGTTAGCACAATGCCATGCCATGTTAGAGAAGTCAGAAGCCTGCAATCTTCCGTCATTTCCAATATAAACATGAGCAAAGCCATTTTCAGGGTTATGATTAGGTAACCAGTTGTTGTAGAAGCCAGCGTTAGCACCGTTTGAACCAGCGTCATTGTGAATTACAACTCCAGTAGGGTTATAACCACGTACACCAGCATTAGTTATATTCATTCTTTTTTATCCTCCGTTTGTTCTTCTTCCGCTTCAGGAACACTTACACCATTCTTTTTGATAAGTTTAATCAAACCGTCAAACATAGGGCTAATTTTTGCGATTAAATAAATAAATTGTCCTACGAAGTACAACAAGCCTACGTTAATCACTGTTTTAGCGATATCAGAAGTTGAGGGTGTTTGTGTAAAGTAAAATACTGCATACAAAACCCATAGCGCGAAGACAACCGTTAAATCAATTACAAGTCTATGTTTGAAAGGTGGGTTCATTGCTTCTCTATCTTTAACCCATGTAGCGAAAAGAATCGCCAAAATTAAGATAGTTATTAAAATCATTTTCGTTACCATTTTATTTTGCTTTCTATTTTGTTATTTAATAAAGTAGCTTGCGTTACCACGTGACGACAAAGGGTTACTACCAATATCTTCCCCCCACCAAGTAATACTACCATCTGGGTTTATGTCAATATGGAAAATGCTATCTCTTCCAACAAGATGACCAATAAGACTTTGAACAACAGCTGGACGAAATGGTTCATCTACCCACGTTCTAGACATCATTTGTCCTTTTTTTATATTTGCCACACTACCAAGGAATCTAACAATTACTAAATCATCGTTCTTTTTAGTAAGTTGCAATTGCAAACCAGGAGCGGTTTGAACTGTCAACATTTGAGTTGGAACATAGATTGAACCTTTAAGTGATATATCATTTGCAGAAATACTATCCAAATTACTGGTCTGAACAATTGGTTTAGTGCTTGTTACTCCAGTTCCTGAAGTTACAACAACATCAAAACAAACTTTTAAAACGCCAGAGCCGTTGTTTATGTCAACACGGTTGCTATTATTTGCGGTTTCGGCTGATAAACTAACAGGATTAGCGGTTTGAGTTAAGTCAATATTTGCATGGATATAATTAGTAGAATTAGCCTTAAGAGCTACCGTTTCGTTTAATAGTTCAAAATATCGACCACCAGCAATAATTGAAGTGTTAGTGTATTGTACGTTTAGGGCTGTATTTAACGGACTTGTCCAGTCTTTGCGCCTAATCGTTCCGTAGTCCATTCCTGTTAACATCATGTATAGTTTTCCGTCATTATTAGAACCGACTGGGAACTCTGTACCATTTGGACTGAAAAACGTGAAGTTTTTAATTGTCATTTTTAACCTTTCTCGAAATTATCTTTGCTTTATCTAAAACTGGGTTATCAGTAATTGATAGCTCCAACAATCTAAATTTTCTACCGCCATAAGGATAACCACCAATTGATACAAATTGGCCGACTTCATACAAGAGCGTAGTTTCGATTCTAAGAGAGTTTTCGCTATTATAGTACACTTTACCATTCAATAACTCTAAGTGGTCTTTACGTAGCTCTCTGTACCCTTTGAAGCTATCTATTCTATATTTGTCTCCGTAAGTAGCTACATACTCATATAACATTTGATTTATCCCCACTTTCTACAAAAATAAGTCTATCGCTGAACTCTGTTTTAACTCTGTCTGCTATATAGCCTGAATATAGTTTTCCTTCGTACCAAACATCGACCAAGTCATTAACATACAAAGGTAAGAGTTCATTTTGGTTAAAAATTAATCTTGTAACGATCGTGGAGGGTGAAATTTCAGCCTTAATAGTAGACATATCAGGAGGGTTTCCGTGGTCATCTCTATCATAAAACAATGTTTTAGCTGTTCTTACTTCTGGCAAGTCTGTTCCGTCTCCGCGATAAGTGCTATAATCAATGATATCTCCGTTATTTTTTGCTGTATACATTTTAGGTGGTTCTGTGTAATCAGCTGCATTTGATTTCTTAACGAATACGATCGCAAAATTATAAGCCGAACGCTCTACTATTGTTTCGGTTTCTACTGCCACACTTTGCTTAATGTCTACCCTTGTCGTGATTCTTTTTCTATTCCAGTTCCTAGAAGCAAAGTTAATAAACAACAAAGTCCTAGGGTCTGTTTCAGATGAAGCATGTTGAATTGTTGTAGTTGGTTGGAATTGAACCTTGGAAAATATCCTTTTTGCTACGTCAGTAGCTGATGAAGTTTCTGCTTTACGGTTGATTGTAGCCTTTCCAGCGAAAATACTTGAATTAAAGAAATATCCATAACTCATTAAATTATTTTTATTAGGGTCAATTAGATAATCAATTATAGCAAAGTTTGTCGTTTTAGTTATTGCGTTCGGAACATCAAGACTTTCAATCATTGCCCAAAAATAGTTCTTTAACGTAGCTTTATTGCTTTCGTCTACATCTGTCACAAGGTAAACCATATCTAAGTTCAGTTTTTTCTTTTGACCTAGGGCCTCCTCAATTGGAACAACTTCAGGAAAAAGAATTTGAACAATATCGCCAACTTCTACCGAAACGGTAAATGTGGCTGATGAAGTGTAAAGATAGCCTGTTTCCCACAATTCATAATTAATGACTTGACATCTTGCCTTTGGTATTGGAAGGCCTCTTTTTTCTTTTTTACCATTAGGCATGCTGAAATCAGATATATTGTAATAGTTAGGATTAAAGTTATCATACACATTAGCTTCTAACATTAAACAAATTCCGCCTTTCTCTTGATTTTAAACTCTGCCTTACTTAAATTGATTAGCTCCATTTGACCTTTTTCAATTATACGAGTTCTATATCGCTCGAAGTCCATTACAGGGAATAAATTTAGAGCAGTTGTCCCCTTCCAACCTTGATAAGTTTCGTCATTTACATCTGTATTTATTAAAATATAGTCTTGCAACTGTTCCGTCTTAAATACAATTGCAGTATATTCATTTCCGATATCGTCTAAAAATCTAACTCCAGCAGGTGTTTTAGGTAGTTTCGGAAATAATATCCCCATAAAACTAAATATTTCGTCTTTTATATCCCAGCGACTTAAACGTTCTATATTTGTTTCTCCATAGTAAGTGTAAGAAGTTCCTTTGACATACTTATAGTCTCCTGGTGCTGTTCCGCCATAAATTTTAGATTTACCAGAAAGAACTTTACCATTTTGAACCATATCAAAAGTTAAGTTTTCGTAAGTGTACCACTTTGTAATTATATCAAAAGTTATCTTTTCGCTGAAAGCTCCGTTTTTACCGTAACCCTCCGTCTTTGTGACATCTGCTAAAGCTAAATCAGCATATACCTGAAAAATCTCTGTTTGATATTCAAGTGTAACGAATTTTTGGTTAAGAATATCGTTTATAAAGTCTTTCATTAATCGATAATTTTCTTCTAAACTTTCGCCAAACGTTTCTAACTTAAACTCTATTTGAGGTTGAGTGATCGAGCGAGTTCCCATTACTCCGATACCATTACTTTGCCAAATGTTATTAGTTGACTGTAACCCTAAATTAGAGGGCTGATAAAATCTAACTTTTCCGTTTGTAACGTCCCAAACTTTGTCGTCCGTTCCGTCTAAGTTGGTATGTATTTTGTACTGTCTTACCATTAAGCCCTCCCTAGGTCAAATTCTCGTCTGATTGCACGCGCTAAGTTAGAAACATCTTGACCAGCTCCACCTTGTACGTTAAATGTGTTATACGTTCTATTATCTCTTGATACGCTGTTAGTGCTTAGACCGTAACCGCTAGAAGATAAATTAACATCTGTTAAACCTACTACCATTGAACCCTTAAACAGTCCGCCTAGTTTTCCAGCGATACCATTAATGGCTCCTGATATATTGTTAATTGTATTTGTTACACCGCCTAGAACGCTGTCTATCGTGTTCTTGATTCCTCCAAATATACCGCTAAAGAAACCGCCAATACCGTTAAATACTCCTGTTATTGCATTGTAAGCATTAGAAGCAAAGCTACCGAAAGCACTGAATGCTCCACTAACTGCACTTGTAGCACCGCTGAACACTCCGCTAAAGAAGCCACTTACTCCGCTAAATACACCTGAAATTCTTGACCAAGCATCAGAAGCGAACCCGCCTATGGCACTAAACACTCCACTAACGACACCACGAACCGAATTAAATATACCACTAAAGAAACCTGAAACTGCACTCCATATTGACCGAACTACTCCCCAAGCGCTAGAAGCAAAACTTCCGATTGCGCCAAATACTGACGAAACTACTGAACTAACAGCGTTAAATATACCACCAAAGAAACCTGATAGGCCTTTCCATGCACCAATGACTAATTGGTAAGCACCGCGAACAATAGCCAAGATAAGTTGAAAAGCTACATTAATAATTGATCCTATTAGGTTAAATATAGATTGATAAAAACTAATTAATGGTTGGAAAGTTGTGACGAACCAGTTATAAGCGCCTGTTACTGCACTAGCTATTGTAGCGAAAACATTAGTTATAATCGTCACTATTCCATTCCATAAGCCACTAAAAAATTCTGTTATTCCGTTCCATATAGTTTTTGTACCCTCGACTGTGGAAGTCCATAACTCACTAAACCAAGTACCTAAACCAGTAAAGAACTGTTTAATAGCTTCAATTGACTGCGATAAGAAGTCTACAAAACTCTGCCACACTTTTTTCCCTGTTTCGGTTTGAGTGAAGAAATAAACTAAACCAGCAACAATGGCTGCGATCGCTATACCAAGAGCTACGAATGGATTTATAGCCATAACAGCATTGAAAGCACCCATTACTCCTGTTCCTGCTTGAATTGCTGTTTGTAACTTTTCGAAAGCACTGATAGCAGTGATTATTCCAGAACCAATTTTAAAAGCTACAAAACCTGCTGTTAAGGCAACTAAAGACGTTTTTAAAGTATCAATCGCTCCTTTGCTTTCACTAAATTTTTTTGCAAAATCAGCAATTTTCTTTATGACGTCAGCTAAACCTTTTGCCAAATTAGCAATAGTTTTACTTACGTTCTCCACAGAACCAGCACTTTCGCCAGTTTTTGAATCTATACCAGCAAATGATTCTATTAGTTGTCCGATTATACTTAAAACTGAACCGAAAGTTGATTTTAAACCGTCCCAAATTTTAGACAAAGAACTTAAAGCTCCATTTTTTTCTAATGCTTCCCATAGTTCTTTGACATACTTAACTATACTATCTAATGCTTTACCAGCACTTTCGCCCCAACCTGCCATTTTATCAATTATAGAACTAATAATGGGAGTTAAAGCGTTAAGCGTAGGAAGTAAGGCAAGTGATAATGTTTCATTGAAACTGTTCCACGCGTCGCTTATAGTTGTTACAGCACCGCCACCCGCGCCACCAAGTTTTTGCATAGCTTGGTCTAGCATTTCAACAGATACTGCACCATTTTCACTAGCTTCTGCAAACGATCCATACTGTTTCAAAGCTGGGTTCATTTCCATAACGGTTGATTTAAGTGCTGAACCAAGAGCTGTATTGTTGTCTGTCAACTGATTGATGTTTTCGGCTGTGACTTTACCACTTGCTGACATTTGCCCATAAGCCTGGACCACACCTTTTAATTGTTCTCCAGTACCACCAAACGCTTGGTTAGCTTTTACTAATGCTTCCGTTTTACCGACCGCTGTTTTAGCACTATCTCCTAAGCCAATGAACGTTGTCGAAAGTTTTAAAGTATCCTCTGTGTTTGCGTTTGTATCTTTAGCAAGTGTTTGCATAGATTTGCTTACATAGTTAAAATCTTGCCCATTGCCCTTGAACTTCATTGTATTTTGCAATGAAATCATGGCTTTTTGAGTATCCATTGCGTCAGATACCCAACCTTTTAAGCCATTACCAACAGCACTAACAGCACTGGAACCGATTTGCCTAAATACACCTACAGCAATCTCTCTAAGGCCACTAAATCGTGACTTCATGCCGTCAATTCCGCTATTTACACCTTTAGTGTCAATTTTAGCGTCAATGTTCCAGGAACCTGATTTAATAGCGCCCTCGACTTGCTTAATTTCGCCCTCTAGCCTATTAGCTTGTGTTTCTGCTGTGCCTAAGTCTCTAGTAAGCTGTAACCATTTCTTTTGACCTGCTGACGTCCCTTTGTCAACCGTAGAAAGTTCTTCTTTTAATTTTGTTGCTTTGTCACGTGATAAGCCCAACTGCGTTTGTAAGTTCTTCTGCAATTGCGCCATTTTCCCGGTATTTGTGGGGTCAAGTTTTAGAGCTTCACGTAAGTTTTTAGCTTCTCCTCTAAGCCCTGACATCGCGGTATTAACGCCTTTAAGTGAGTTCTCGAATTTCGTTGTATTACCGTATATCTCGACCTCAAATGTTGCATTACTTGCCATTACATACCCTTTCTTTTACGCCTTTTCTCTTTTTCTTTTTCCTCTTTCTTTTTCTCTGCAATAAGTTCAATTAATTTATAAACAAGTTCTAGTTCCATTTCCATAAACTGTGTTATATCAATCCCATTATTGCCTAAAACAGTCAAAAGTTCTAAGGTTTTATTTTCCTTTACAGTATCTTTCTTTTTCTTAATCAATGAACTAGAAGAAAAGAAGACTGTATCGTCTTCCGTTTCCTCTTTTTCTTTAATGAAAACAGTTTTACAGAAGATATTGATTAACTCGTTAGTTGTAGGAAGCTCTGTTTTATCATCTAAGGCGTTTTGCATTCCTCCGTTACAATCTACCCAAAGTATCAATAACTTGTCTGTAAAGCTCTCCATTTGCTCTGTAAAGTCATTAGGGATATATCCAGCGACAAAAGAATTTTGTAGGTCTGCAAAGTCTTTCAAATCTGTAATAAAGTCCGAACCGGTTAGTTCTAAGTATCTAATTGCATGTTTTAAAATCATTTACAGTCCTTTCAGCTCATTAAATTTCTTTCTGCCACAGTTCGACCAGTTCTTTAAGGCCTTTACCGTCAGTATCAAACTCAAAGCTAGAACGAAAGTCTGCAAAGTCGCTTTTAGCTTTTACAATGTTATCTTGAAAAAGAGCTAAATATAATCCATATTGAACAAACTCCATTACATCTGTAATTTCTCCGTCTTCTTTTTTAAGCTCCGTATCCATTGCTTTTTGCTGTTGAAAAAGGTCTTTCCCTGTAATCATTTTAAATTTACGTGCTGTACTTAATTGTTTTGCCATTTCATTTTATATTCCTTTACTTATTCTATTTTTTTCCAGCTATATCTTGCTGGGTCTGTGCTTTGTGTGTTAGAATCACTGTCAGTATATGTTCCGATATAGCTTGGATAATTTTCAGCTTTCACTTCACTAAACGAAGGCATCCAAGGAGTGGCGGTTGAGCCTTTTTCAAGTTTAGGTACACATATATCAACGTTACTTCCTGTTGGTAATCTAAATAGGACATATTGGTCCTCAGTTATACTACTTTTAGTGGTAAACGTATATGTATGTTTAACCCATTCATTAGTAAGTGTCCATGAATACTCGCCGTTTCCATAAAGTTTTGTTAATTTACCGTCAACGTAGCTATTATCACTTGAAATGTCAATTAGAGTAGGGTGAATAAAAGTTTTAACAGTTCCTTTTCCTCTTACATAAAAACTAAAAGTATAAGTTGTTGAAGGCTCAAGATGTTCTTTACCTAATGTCCAAAAAAGTATGTCTACAAAACTGTTTGGTTCTGGATTACTGTATGACGCGCTGATGTAGGGTTTATTAAACACTCCTCCATCTTTTTTTGCTATAGTAAGATACTTCTCTATTTTTGGTGTGTAATTCTTAAAATCAGTTCCATCCAACAAGTTCAAATTAGGGTAAACAGTCATGAATCTATCTTTTCCATCTTTGCTATATGCAAAGGCTACGTGGTTAGCCCCGTCGGGCACCTCAGGGTTTGTCGGTTACAGCGACACCCGTAGAAACATCTTTATAACCTTCTGCGGAGAATGTAGCGATATAAACGTTAGGAGCAAGCTCGTTATTTGTCGCAACATTTCCTTTTACATCTTTAATTACTGCGGATACTTTTACGTCGTGACCTTTAGAATCTTTCAAAGTAGCTGGTAAAACAATTGTTCCGTCATTATGCCCTTTAGTTTTCGTTTGAACATTTGCAATAATCGGAGCAACTAATGTAACCTCACCAGCAAGTTCCGTATCAGGTTGCATGATGAACAGTCCGCTTTCCATTTTCTTTACAAAATCTTTTGCTTGTTCTCCCCAAATTTCGTATTCAATAGCAGGAACTTTTTTATCGCCATTCAAATAAATATCTGAATCAGTTGCTTGAACTGCCAAAGTCCATTGGATAGGGTCTACACCGTCTACTGAATCTGTTTCTGATTCTTTTGTAGCTTCTGCTGTTGGTCTCAAATTTGGATAAACGACTACACGATAACCGTCAATAAATTCTCCTGTAACTTTATCACGCTTACGCCCTTTAATAAGGTATTGAACGCATTTCGTTTTCCAATTACCAGTAGGAGACCAACCCAAGCCATTCGCTGTTCTTTGTTGACCTAAGATATCCTCTTTAAGCGCTTGGTCTGTTTGAATAAATACCATTTCGCCTTGAAGCAAGGTAGCACCTTTTTTAACTCCATGGTCTGGTACGTCATCAGCTGGATAGCTATTAGTTTCCGCTTGGTCTTCCATTGAACCAACTGATACTAAACCAGTTACAATTTTATGGTTAGTGAACTCTGGTTTTCCGTTACTTCCCTTGGCCATATCAGCTACGATTAGAGCTTCATTACCAAAGAAAATCTCACGCGAGTTGTAATCTAATTTCATTTTTTATTTTCCTTTTTATATTTTTATGTAGTACGTTTCCAATAATAAACTGTTGTTGAACCAATTACTGCTGAACCGATATTTTCCCACTTTCCTGCGGAATATCCTGATGATGAGCCTGAAGCGTTTGATACCACGGAACCAACTGGGTGTGCTTGAGCATAGTCAATGCCTTTTCCATTTGTATCCAAAATTTTAACCCAATTTGGTGTAGCCGTAGTAGTATAAATGGCTTGAGTAGTTGTAGTTGGCTCAGTATAAGTATAAGGAACTACCGCAGTATAAATTGTTCCATTTGCTAGAGCAGTCATACTCATATTTCCATTACCATTATACTTTGTAACGCTACAAATCACTATATACACTCCAGCTGCCGGTGCATTTTTAGCCCATACAGATTGCAATATAAACATATTAGCTTGATTTGTGTTGACAGCTCTAGTATAAATCTTCATTCCAGAACTAAAATCAGTTGTATTACTATTACAATTTAATCCATAAGCATAAGCGCTTGAATTACCAGTACCACCATTTACAATAGGAAGTGACCCTACAATACCAATATTAGTTGCGTCAGCAGTCCCATCAAAGTTTTGAAATGCCGAAGTTTGAAGATTTACCCTAAGTTTTCTAGCTGTTTCCAGTTTACTTGCACTGACCGCATTGCCATTAAGTGGTAAACTGTTCGCTTGTGCTTCAGTTGCCTTTGTTATTGCAGTTTTTACATCAGTTTCAGTTTTATCTACCTTTGCTTGTAAGTTATCCAAGTCCGTTTGATTGGCTTTTGTTGAAACAGTTGCTGAATGGTCATTAACAGTATGCTGTAAACTTTCTAAATCTGTTTGATTAGCTTTAGGGGAGTAATCTCCGTTACTCATCAGAGAAATATTACTTGTTAAAACCTTTACTGAATTTATTAGTTCAACTACTTCTGATTCACTGGCGTTACTTGCGATTGCGTCTAATAGCGATTTTATAGTAACTAAATTTTCAGGACTAATACCAAATGCTTCTACTTCATTTTTTAGCTCTGTCATTGCACTTTGTAAGCTAGTCATATCAGCTAAATTTGCTTTAAGATCAATATTACTCTTGTTTGAATCAGTTTGAGCATGTAAATCATTCAACTCACTACGCAGTACTTGTGGCATTTTTTCTAATAATAATTTCGTAAAATCATCAATATTATTATTTATTTCTTGAGCTAAATCAGAAACAGTAGAACTGTCTGATATAAATGTAAGATTCTTACTGACAATAACTTGCTCTTTGTCTTTATTGAGAAGTATTAAGTTCGCTTCAATAACTCCAGCTTTTGTCATTTCGGTAGGAATTACCAAAATAAACTCTCCTTTAGTTAAGTTATTAGGAGGAATCATAACAAAACCAGAATTACTACTATTAGTGTATTGATATGTAAGTTTTAACGAATGACCAGTTAAATCAATTTCAACTCCATTATCAACTATTTTAATTAACAAAGTTCTTGCATTGACATCGCCTTGCATTATTTGTATTGGTTGAGGGAAATCTTTATTAACTGTATCCCATATAATTGTTCTATTTCTAAAATTATCTAAACTCATTAAAAAATACCATTATTGTTAATTTCAATCAAATGTAATTAAGCTACTTTCTACTTTTATAATTTCATTGAATTAGCATAATTAGCGCCTTTTTTCAATGTTGTTTTGACATCTTGCATACCTTTTTTTTCAACTAAGAAATACATGCCATGATAACCGCTAGTGTAATTAGCTCTAGTCCCTGCGTTTACTACTACTTTATCGCCTTTTTTAACTTGCTTTAAGTTTCCTGACAATTGACCAGTATTTTGATATCTGGCATAAGTATAGGTATGACCGTGGCTTCTGATTAATCTAGTTCTTCGGCTTGCACTATTTGCCTTCGCTTTAAACTCTGCTTCAAACCAATCGCCCATGCGTTCTGTTACTTTAGTTTGCATTTCTTTAGCTATGCTTGATGTATTAAGTAAATTCATTGCCATGCTTGACCGCCTGCACCACAAGGTAAATAAACAGTACCAGTATAATTGTACAAATGACTATTTTCTGACCAGTTCGTCATATTCCAACCGTTTTGCAAAACATCTCCGACTAGTCCTACAAGTTCATCGTCAACATCTTTAACAGATAAAACAACTTGATAATAGTAACCCATGACAAAGCTCGTATTATCCATTTTAAGCACCTTTGAGTCGCTAAGTGATAAATATACCGTCTTGTCTTCTATCGTGTCCTTAACGCCTAAAATAACGTCATTTAAAGGCATTGTAAGTAAATTGTTGTACCAATCTATATAAGAATCGAATTCATTCATATCCCGTTACTCACGACTCCTTCTAAAATCATCTTGTTATTTTTAGGGTTTCTTTCCCATATTGTACGCTTGAAAGTTTCGCCTTTTTCATCTAAGAAATAGTTGAAAATCAAGTCTTCCATTTCTCCGATTCCGTTAAGCTCGTATCTTACGTTTTTACCTAGCCCAATCATAGAAAACTCATCAAGTCTTGACTGACTAATTCTCTGTTTAACTGCTGGTAAAACGATAGGCTTTATAACATTATCTTCTGCACCATTCTTCTTCTTAACAGTCGTTTCTACCTGTAATGTAACTTGTGAGAATATCATTAAATACCTCCATAATACATTAACTCTTGCAAAGAAGCCAAACGTTTCATTTCAGCATTTCGCCATTGTTCTGCTGGTTCATCAACAATATTAAGCCGACAATAACAAGAGATAAATTCTTTCACTAATACACTTGTTTCGTCAGCTTTAATACCATTTTTTTCTAGCAATTTAATAGCTATAGAACGGAATAGGATAAGTTTACTATCATAAGCTGTTACTAAAATCGGAATACCACAATAGACCTTAATATAATCTATCATTTACTTCCTCCGTTTTATTCTTATGATACTGTAATTACTGCACCAGCGTTATAAGTTTCGACATGACCGCTTGTTAGTGTTTCAACCAAAATCATGTTGCTATTAGTTTTCCATTCAAATGCGTCAACTTTAGTAAGGTCTTGCATATCAATGTGATATTTTTGGTCTACTAATACAGTAGGTTTGAGTGCTTTTGATCCTGTGTAGACAATGATTTCATCTACTCCAACTTCAGAAGCAATTTCAGTATCATCGTTTTTAATACGAACGTGAGCATTTGCAGTCGCTTGACGTAACTCATCTAACAAGGCTTTACGGTCTTCTGCTTTAACAATCAAATAACGACGACCAGCAGTAGGGCGAACAAAGTCAACCGCTTCTTCAATAGCGTCAGCAAATGGAGTTTTGCCAGCTGATTTAGCTTTTGTAGTAATCTTTTTGATTTTTTTGACGTCTGCTTCTTTGTCAATTGATTTAAAACCGTTTGTTCCGTCTCCCTCAACAAGAGCAAGGTCAACGATTTTATTTACAATTGCTTGTGTAAGTTCTGCTACAATCAAGTTGTAAAGTTCAGAATATGACATTTGAAGTCGTTTAACACGTTCAGCAAGTGATTGCAATTTATAAACCATTACAGGTTCGAGAGTATCAATAGTGAGTGTGGCTGCCTGCTCTGTTTTTGTTTGTCCGTCTTTGTGGACTTGGGCTTCATTATCTGAATCAAATGAGCGTGATACAAGCAAAGCACCAACATTTGTAACATGGAATACTTTGAATACTGGGTTAGTATTTAGCAAGGCTGTGTTGATTGATTCAACCAATTTACGTGGAAGCTCAAAAGTTTTGTCTGTGATAGTTACACCATTTTCAACAAGTTTTGCGTTCCAAGCGTTTTTAATTTCTGATTTCCCAGAGTTCTTTTTCAATACATCAAAAAATTCTGTTACAGCGTTTTGTGATTCAATAAAGTTTGTCATTTTAGCTTTTCCTTTTGGTTTTTCTTCCTGTGCGTTAAGTTCGTTCTCAATTTTGATGATTTCAATTGAATTTTCTGAAAGTGTTTTTTCCAATTCTTGTACTTTAGGTAAGTCTTCAATTGCGTTTTTTACTTCAAAGCTACTAATTTGAGATTTTAAAGATACGTTATTTTCTTTAAGTTCTGCCAAGCGGTTCTGTTTTTCGATTAAATCAGGTTTATTCATATTTCTTTTTGATATCCTCAATTTCTTTCAAAGCGTTTCGGCTTTCAATAATTTTGTTACGTTCTTCTGTGAGTTCTTCGCCTAGCGCGTTTTGAATAAATTTTGCGTTAGGGTCTGCTGGTACTGAAACAAGAGAAATCTCTTTAAACTGTGCTTTATTTACAACTAGAGCGTCATTATCATCAAAAGTATAATCTGTGATGTAATAGGCAATTGATAGTGAGTCAAAAGCGCCATTTTCAACAGCCTTATTAATGTTTGGCGCATTGTCGTAAAGCGTAAAGTCAGTCAGGTATTTATTAGAAGCTAAATCATAATAAACTTTAGCGTCCCCAATTACTTCACTAGATCCAGCACCATGTTCATACAGCAATGGATATCGTTCTCTAGCAAACTCAATGCAGTTAGGTGTCAAGATAATACCGTTACGATTCTCTACACCAACTTCTGAACCAATGCCTTGGAACGACTTAGAACCGTCCTCGTTTTCAGTTACTTTAATTTCAGCACTATTGGTTATTAGTTTCATCTGTGCTTGTTACGTCCTTTCTACTGCCTTGTAAATCACTTAGATTTTTAACAGCAACTGCATTAAGGTTAGCTATGTAAATATCTCCACCCTCGATTGGTTGCTCGCCCATTTTGACAAGAAGTTGATTCTGTGTAAAAATAGGACCGTTAATATTTTCATGATACAAGTCAATTAATTCTTTCAAAGTTGCAAACTTGAATAGCTGGTTATCTACGATTATGCGTTCATAATATAAATTATCCTTAACTACTCGTCTGCGGTTTGTTGAAATCAGTTTATAAGTCAGTTCCTTTTCAAGTTGAATCAGTAAAGGAATGATAGTAGAGTTATAAAAATAAATTTGTTGTTCTTGCGTAGCAGTACCAAGCAAAATATTTTCATTCATAAAGTAACCTGTCAAAAGTTCCGATTTAATAAGGTCAATTTCATCTTTGTTTAAAACAGAATAATCTTTTTTAAGTTCTACAATTTCTGTCTTGTTATCAACTGGCGTCAAACCGTTGTAACTAGAACCCTCTTGCATGTTCTTTATTGTTGCTAGTGCTTTTTCTCGATACTCCTGTGTATTATCAATATCAAGAAAGGCATTAATTTTCAATAAACCACGCAATTTACCTTGTTCCAGCTTAGTTTGAATACTAGCTAGAGCATTATCTAAAATACTTGTGTCTTCATTGATATAAAAAGGACTGATAAGCCTTACTAATTCTTCAGGTTTATATTCTTTTTTATCATTAGCAAACAGTAAGTCTAATAGATCGCCCGTTTCACTGTCAAATATAGGGTACAGGTCAACATAGCGCGTGCATAGCAACTTTTTAATTACTTTCTGCCAAAACTCCATGCTATTGTGTTCGCCCTTAGAACTCCAGTTTAGAACCTCGTCTAAGTCAGAACCTGCCATACTAATCAAAGTATCAGATCCAACATCAGATTTTTTATATTTTACATGATTAAATTCTACTTTTGTTATTTCATTAGCAATTTTATTGTGAATATTAGTCACAAAGGCACTTGTATATTCTACCGCTTCGTTTTGCCACGCTGTGACTCTTTGAGTATCATTGTTTAGTTTTCCACGTGAAAATGATACCACTTTTCCGAATAAGTTCATTTTTTCCCCTTTCTACCATAAACTAACGCCTTTCCCTCGTTTATACTCGCCTGTTTTCTTGTTATGGCAAGACTTACAAAGGAGTTGTAGGTTATCAGGGTTTAGCGCTATTTTCCAATCATCAAGGTTTTCCCAAGTTAGTTCTATAATATGGTCTACTTCGTATTTTTTAGCACCGAATGCACCACATCTTACGCAAGTCATCTTATCACGTTGTCTTACATAATCACGGACAGCCAACCATTCTTTTTTATTATACCAGCCACTTTCTCGAACTGTGTCAACGTTATACTTCATCTGACACCGCCATTTCTAATGCCATTGTCAAAGCCACAGTAGGGTCAATTTTATCTTTTTCAAGTTTTTTAGTATACATATAGTCCCCACTTTGTCCGATTTTAACAGCAGTATTATTTAAAGCCCATTGCATGACTTTTTGGTTATGGATAAGTTTATTTTCCACTAACTTAGATTTTAATAACTTGATATAGTCGTTCATTGAGAAGCCTTGCCGAATTGCTCTTTGGTTATCTCCGTCTTTGTCAAAGAAATAACGCTCAATCAGCCCTTTTAAAATTTCGTAGCGTGCTGGGTCATAACCGATTTTTCTAAGTCTGCACCCTGTTTTGGTTCTAAAGTCATTAATATATGGTATCAAGTCATTTACATTGATATATTCCGTATCAAGTAAGATTAATTCTCCCCTGTCAACGAATTCAGTCCATAGCTCTTGTTGTTCTGTGTCCAGTTGCTCATATTGCGACCGTACAGAGAAAGTAAGTGTATGACTGTAAGTTTTACCCTCTAACTCACAAACGAACGATACAGCGGTTAAATCGCCAATTAAGGATAGGTCAATTCCTACATAAGTTCTATTTTTATTAAATACAGATAAGTTAAATTCTGTTAGTTTGGTATCTTGTGGAGTGAAGTAGTAAGCCGTGTCCTGCATAGGCAAGCCCATATTAAACGCCAAGAACTTATTCTGTAACGCTGGATCTCCTTGCGCAAGTTCGTACTCCTCAATAACTCCTGACCACTTAGGGACATGACCGATAAGAGGTAAAGCCATAGTCCAATTCTTTTTATCTTTTACCTGCTCATGATTTTCTAGCATGTAAAGCAAACCGAACGACCTATCATTGTAAAATTCTTCTTCTGATTTGAAGCGTTCAACAAGTTTATCATAAAGTCCGTCGCGTTTAAGTCCGCCAGAAGTGATGTAAATACTTTGCCAGTTATCTTGTTTTTGACGTGAACCTTTATTGACCGATTCTGTTATATCTTCGCCATATGTATGGACTTCATCAAATATATTAAGGGAACTGTTACCACCTTGCGCTCGTAAAGTATCATTTGTTTGCTTTTTGAAAGTTGTTTTAAAAGAAGTAAATTCTAACCCTTGTTTCGTACTCTTGAAAATCTTGTTTTCATTGTACACTCTTAATGTATCACTTGCTTCCGTTTGATTCCTAACTTGGTCAAATACGTGTCTAGCCTGTGTATTATCGTATGCAATAACTAGACTTTCTCCGCCATATTGTCCGCCTAAAATCATCCAGTTAAGCACGCGCGTTGCCATTAAACTAGACTTACCAGAACCACGACCTAGATTAAGAAAAATTTCATTAACTAGATTGACCTGAATGCCTTTTTCATCAATCATATCATAGCCTAACATTAACTCATACCACCAAAGCTGGGTCGGAAGTAGCTCAATTTTCATCAGGTTCCCAGTAGTCAGGTAGAAGTTGTCTTCTATCCATTCAATAGCTTGCGTAACACGGTCATAGCGATAAATATATTTGTTATGAATACGTATTTGCTTCTGAATAGTCTTACGAATGTATTTATTAATAATAATGCCATTTTCTTTGTTGTATTCCAACATTTTATTCAAATAATACATTCATTCCCTTTCTATTCAAACACTGATTTCAAATATTCATCTGAATATGGACACCAACCTTCGTCATCAGTCATTTCTTTTTTTAGTTGATTCCAGTTTGAAAACTGACCAATAATAGAATCACTGTCTCCACACTCATCACAAGTATCTTCAACTTCTTCTAATTCTTCTTCCGGAGTATCTTCTGACATTATATAAAGCCCTCCGTCTAAATGGTCTTCAATTATCCAATATTGTTTCATTCAAACCCTTTCGGAACTTCAATTTTTGGAGTTTCGTACTTGCTTAGCTTATAGTCATCAAGTTCTTCGATTTTTGCTTTAAGGTCATGTGCGTTTGATTCTTCTTGTTGCAATCTACGCCATTCAGTAGGGTTATAAAGTTCAGGGTTCCCAGCCTTAGCGACCATCATCGCTACCAAGCTATCTTTATCCAGTTCTTTTTCTTTAACCTTTACTTTTTCAACGTTTCCGTCAGCGTCATATATTGTTTCTGTTTCCTTTAGCGTTCTGACCGTCAGTTTGCTCGCTAAGGCACTTTCAGCTAGTTCTAATAGATTTCCCCTAGCAATGCTTTTAGCTTCGTCATACGCCTTTATATTGTCATCTCGCCACTTTCTAAAAGTTTTAGCCGAACAATGTAAACTGGTGTAAATTTCTTTGTCATTACAGCCTGATTCAATTTTATCAATGATTTGACTAAATAGCGGTTCTTCATACATCTTAGGTAAAATTGTGGGTCTGCCACCGTTTTGTGTTTGCATATTGTCCTTTCTTTTAAATGTGGTTATATCGTTTAAAGCCTATATTCTCGTTTCTAAGAACAGCAATAACTTTTGCTTATAAGTTTACCAACTTGGGCAACTCTGCTCTCACAAGCCAAAATATGAGCATATAGCCCTATAATTAAGATTTAGCAAGATTTAGCAAGATTTAGCAAGATTTAGCAAGATTTAGCAAGATTTAGCAAGATTGAACCAGCTAAAACTTTTCTTTTTGATTTTTTGGGGGATTCGCAGCCGGGAGTCCTTTGTGCTGAAAATCTCCTTAACATACCAACTTTGGGGGCGGGTACCT